TCGCCATAAAAAAAGAGTCGGAGAAAATTGTACTAAAAAAGTATTCGACAGACGAAGCACTTGAGATAAAAGATGTCCCTGAGTGTTTGCGATCAATCAAGGGTGTCATGGGTGAGGTTGTCAGCTACATTGTATCGACTGCAAAGTACCCGCTGTATATGCCGTCAATATCGGCAGCCTTGGCTTTTTGTGGGACGATAACAGGCCGAGACTTTACAACGGATTATGATAACTATACGCCATTGTATTTGATGACTGTTGCGGAGACTGGTAGTGGCAAGGAGTATCCATACACTGCAATCTCAAAGATCATGTATGCAGCAAGGCAAGAGGCGCTGATCAAAGGTGAAGTAACCGGCAAGTCTGCAATCGTCACAGAGCTGTATCGTGATCCACGATGCTTGTTTGTCAAAGATGAAATGGCTCACTGGATGCAGATCATCGGAGCCAAGAACGTGTCGGAGAATAAGATCAACGAAGTTAAATCTTGGATGGAGCTATTTAGCAAGCACGACACGACATACGCATCAGACTCGTTTACAAACTTACGTGAGATCTTGAAGGGCGAGGAAGGCGTTGAGGACAGCAAGACAAGGATTATCATTCAGAAGCCTAGTGTTGGACTTCTTGGTATGACCACTCCAGACAAGCTTGCTGACTCGATGAATCGAATGATGATTCAGGATGGATTCTTAAATCGATTCATGGTTTTGTTTGCTCAAGAAGGCGATCAGCTCATGAACAAGAAAGCTAAGAGCACTCCAGTTCCGCAAAGCATCTTGTCTTGGATTGAAACCATTGAGCGTAGGATCATGCACGAGAATAAAGGTAAGAACGGACAAGGCAGAAATAATTATGAGCGACCACTTGATCCGATTGTTCTTGAGTTTGCAAAGGATGCAATGAATAGACTTGATAAGTACGAGGTAAGTATTCTTAATCGCAAGAAGCAGTTGCGACAACATCGACTTGAGAATATGATTGTGCGCAACAGAGAGAAGGCAATGCGAATTGCGCTTTCATACGAGTTATCAATGAATCCTTATAGCGATAAGGTAACTCTTGAAAGTGTTGAGTTTGCAATTGCGCTTGTTGATTATACGTTCGAGCAGATAATTGATTACATTGGCATGGAGATGATCGAATCTCAATTTGACAAGCGATACAAAGAGGCTTACGATACGATTGAAAGATTTGGGAGTGAAGGCGTACTAAAGCGAGATCTTAACAAGCTACATCCTTTCAAATCCTGTGATGGCAAGACTCGAAACGAAATCTACCAATATCTGTTGATTGACGCACAGAAGATTATTCAGGTTGAGGATGATAATGGTGGAAGGGGAAGAAAGCCGCATAGAATATATGCGAGTAAATTTATAGCGGAGGAGGAATGACATGGCAATTGGAAAATATGATAATATTCGCGGTTCAATTAAAATAGGAGATAAACAAATATGAGTTTTAATTTTGACAATGTAAAAAAAGGCAAGCGAGATCACGCAAAGATTTTCTTGTTTTATGGAGTCCCAGGTATTGGTAAGTCAACTCAGTGCAGTTTACTGCCAGACGCTTACTTCGTACCAATCGAAGATGGTACCGGTGAACTTGATGTTGCTCAGTATCAGTTTGATGATGGTCGAGTAAAACTCCAAGATTACGGTGAAGTTGTTGGTGTGCTTGAGATGGTTTACATGGCTGGCATCGAAGCTAAAACCAACGGTGAGAAATTCCCAATCAGCAACTTAGTTGTCGACTCTGTTTCTGCACTTGAGCCTTTGATTTGGGATGTGGTGTGTGCAGAAGGTGATGACAAGGGTAACGTCAAAAAGAACATCGAAGATTTTGGTTTTGGTGGTGGATACAAGCGAGCACTAAAGAAATGGCAGCACTTTTTCTCTATGCTTGAGACGATTCGCAATGATCTTAATATCAACGTCTGGATGATTGGTCACTCACAAGTTAAGAACGTTAATGTGCCAGACAATGAACCTTATGATCGATGGATTCCAGAGCTTCATAGGGATGCTGTTGGTTACCTGCAAAAGAATTGCGATGGTGTTTTGTTTGCAAACTACAAAACAATCGTTCGTAAAATTGACGGCAAAATGGGTCAGAAGGAAAACAAGGTTATTAACAATGAGAGTCCTCGTATTTTGTACACAAACGAAATGCCTGCTTCATGGCTAAAACGCGATCTAATCCGCCATTGCCGCTTGAGATGCCTATGGACTTAAACTTATTAATGAGCTCTTGGAGCAAACAAGACTAATTAGTATTTGACAAATGAAATGAGGCTGGTATTATCAGTCTCAACAATCAACAAACAAGAGGAATATACTTTATGATAAATATGACAGACGCTTACCAACAAGCACAGGAAGAAAACAACTCATACGCACCAATTCCAAATGGTGACTATCCTATCATTGTAGAGAATGCTGAGTACAAGCAATACAAGTCAGGTAAATGGGGTGTTTCAGTTCAACTATCAATTGTAAATCACCAACAGTTTGATAATCGCAAGTTGTTTGATAACTTTGTTATTTTTGAGTCAGATGGTCAGACTGAGGTTATTCGCCAAGACAATAACGGCAATAACCGAAACTTCGGAAAGATCAACTACGCTAAGTTGTGTGAAGCTGCTGGTTTAACGCCAGAGCAGGCATCTGATCCAACAAACCTGATTCAGAAGATGTTAGTTGTTAAAACCAAACTGGCTGACAAGAATGACGGATCTGGAGAGAAAGATGCTAAGCCTTCATACTACAAGCCGATGGCCGGTGTTGGTGGTTCAAGCCAACCATTGCAGCAAGCAGCTCAACAACCTGCACAACAAGCTCAGCCAGTACAAGGCGGATTTGGCGGTCAGGCTAGTGGATTTACACAACAGAATACAAACGCATTTGCACGTAAGTAGTCTGATTTAATTTAAATATCAAGGAGGCTTATTGCCTCCTTTTTTATGGAGGTTTTATGAAGCATAAAAACGTACTAGAAAAGATGTGGAAGGCAATGGAAGATAAGCCTGAACAGCGTAGAACGTACCTTGGCATGTCTACATTCGGCACTCACTGCAACAGAAAACAGTGGCTTGAGTTTAGACACGCATTCGACCCAAAAACAAACTACCAATCGGAATCGCACTTTGCAGATGGTCATCACTCTGAAGATGTACTTATCTCAAGACTAAAAGCAGCAGGCGTTGAATTATTTGACAAGGCAGAGAATGGAGAACAGTTCGCACTTCAGGATATGTACTGGCTACGTGGTCATCAGGATGGGATTATTGTCATAGATAAAACTCCTCATGTTTGGGAAGCGAAGTCTACCGATGACAAAAAGAAGGCGAAGCTCGCAAAGCTAATACAAGAAGACGAAGGAACGGCATTAAAGAAATGGGATGAGAACTATTACGCTCAGGCAATTTTGTACTGCGGCTATTCTGGAATCCATAAACACATACTTATGGCTTGCAGCCACGGAGCAAGAGAGAAGTTAAATTCAACAGGAGATCATCGAACGGTTGTTGTAGAGACTGATTTTGATGAAAATTACTTTAATGAGTTGAAAGCAAAAGCAAAAGACGTTATAGTTAGTGACGCATTACCAGAACCAGCTTGGAGCCTTCAATATGATAAGCCGCTGTGTGTTTGGAAAACAGGTCAGTGCGAAGCTTATGAGTACTGCAAAGGTCGTCACATTGGAAAACCTAATTGCAGAAATTGCGGTTATTGTGAATTTACATTATCAGGTGCGAACTGCACAAAGACAGGAGATGCTTTAAATGAAAAAGAAATGGTTGACTTCAAGGAATGCCACAAGTATCATCCTAACATCATACATTGGCTTGACCTCATCGAAATGGATGAATCTGGAAACGTTGTTTATCGCGATGACTCAGGTAACGAGTTTATTAATAAAAACTCTTTAGATTTTTATGAATTAATTAATGGAGTGTGATATGGGTAGTGATATGACTGAGCTGGAAGAAAAAGCAACAAATAAGGCAATAAATAATAAATACAACTATTGGCATGGTATGCCTAGATTTGTTCAAAACAAAAAAACTGAATACAAAAAGATAATATGCCTTATTGGATTGCAAAAGATATTTCTCAGATTTGATAATGAAGATGATTATAGTGTGTTTATTGATAGGTGTATGACGTTTGGTGTTGCTCTAGGGAAATTTGTTGTTTTTGAAAGTCTTGATTATGCAGAAGTGGTTCTTGATCAGAAGCTGACATCAAAAACAAAGTCTATATGGTATCCATTTAGGTCTCACTGGGGTGGCATAACCGAAAAAAAATATTACAGTAATCATCCTGGGCCTAGATTCCCTGTTTATATAGTATCAAAAGGCAGAGCTAGCAATTGACTTACAACAAAGGCATTGGACTTAATGGGCGTCAGCCATTACATTGTTTGCGAGGAGCATGAAGCTAATGAGTACGAAGAAAAAACAAATGCTAAAATTTTGGTTCTACCAAAAAAATACCTTGATAAGTACGACACTTGCGATAATATTGGTGACACCAAGAGTAAAGGCCCAGGCGCCGCTAGAAATTTTTGCATAGATCACTTAAAAGCAAATGGATTTTCAAAGCATTGGGTTATGGATGATAACTTAGACGCTTTTCACTACCTAACTGATAATGAAAAGCTAGAGGTTAGAACTGGTGCGACATTGGCAGCGACAGAGGATTTTGTTGATCGTTACACAAACGTACCAGTTGCAGGTCTTAACTATTATTCATTTTGCAAAAATGGAGATGCGGTTCCTCCAGTTGTATTTAATACTCGAATATACTCCTGCCTGTTAATTGATAACGATTCAGGATACAGATGGAGAGGGCGGTACAATGAGGACACTGATCTCTCGTTGCGAGTGTTAAAAGATGGTAAATGCACTATACAAATGAACGCATTTCTCTGTGGAAAGGTCACAACTCAGCGTATGCGTGGAGGCAACAGCAAAGAGTTTTATGACATTGAGGGAACTAAACCTAAGTCGCAAATGATAGCAGATTTACACCCAGATGTTGCCAAAGTTGTTTGGCGATTTAATCGTTGGCACCACCATGTAAACTACAGGCAGTTCAAGGAAAACGCATTAAAGATTGTTGACTATGGGTTGTTTTTGAAATAAAAACTCTTTAGATTTTTATGAATTGATTAATGGAGGGCAACAATGAAACTAAAAGTTAGCTTATCAATTGGATTTCCATCGGCTTGTAAAAATGCCGTTATTGAAGTAGATGATGATGAATATAACGATTGCGAGACAGATGAAGAACGAAACGACTTGCTGAGTGAATATTGGCAGGACTGGGCAAATAATAATATCGATGGCGACTATGAGATAGTTGAAGATTAGGAGGGTGAAATGGATATATATAAAATATACGTGCAACACTTTTCACAGAAGGACAGCCATGAATCAATTGAGACATTTCTACTTGCTAGCTCAGTAGATAGTGTTTATCGGTGGGTTGATAAAGAAAAACAATATGGATCTTTTTCTGATAGAGAGGAAGATTGCGAAACTTTCGATATTTACGATGATAAGTATGACGTTATTGGCACTGAAACATTTAAAGAAAAGATGATTAGGATTGGAGGTGAATATTTCGATGAAGATCTTGAGCTGCATGATCTATATTATGGAGCAACAATTTACGGATGGGAAAAAGCTATTAGCAACCCTAGTGACGCTGAAATTACAGTACTTAGAAAACTCGGAGTACTTGATGAGTCAGATTAATAAATAATAAAAGCGCAATTGGAGAATAAATAATGAATAACGAAGCAATGAGAAAGGCGTTTGAAGATAGATTTCAAGACTTACCATTGGATGGTGTATTCTGGTCTGAAGAATTAGGCCGCTATACAGCAAAAGAAGAATGGTTGGTTCCAGTCGTAGATTTTTCTAACGATATGTTTGACGTATTCAAAGCAGGCATCGAACACCAAAAAAAGCGCACTGATGCACTTGAGTCTATTTTGAGGAAGCTGCTTGATAATGGAGATTGGTTCGAGTCTGCAATTGAGCTTGATGTTTATACGAAAGACAATGTTTCTGGAGTCGAGCTTGAGAAAGAAGCCATAAAATTAATTGGTAAAAGCGAGGAAGAAAATGACTAAAAAAGTATTACTTGAAGTACACGATGACAACTTAGTTTATGACGCAACAGGATGCTGTATTGGAACTTGGATGGATTCAATGAAGTCCTTTGAATCTGAAAAGATGGATATAAAAGATCTGATCCGATTAAAGGAGGCTGGATTCGACTCTGATGAAATAATTAAGATGAATAAGGAGGGCGTTATTTAATATGGCTTTAATACCAAGACCATATCAGCTTGGCGCAATTAATGCAGTGATTGACTATTTGTTTGAAACAGATGGTCATCCTTGCATTCAGGCACCTACGGCATCCGGCAAGAGCTTAATGCAAGCTGAGATAGCTCGTAGGGTGTATGACATAGCACCTGACAAGCAGCAGGTGTTCTTAACAGATGTAACAGCGCTTATCGGCCAGAATAGAGAAGAACTTCTTGAGCAATGGCCTGACGCGAGAACTACAACATACAGCGCATCTTATGGGCAGAAAAATCATACTGGTGAGCTTGTGTTTTGCGGTATTCAATCTGTTTACAAGAACGCATCACTATTCAACGACGTGTCTGTTGTTTACATTGACGAAGTTCACAGAGCATCGTTAAAAGTTGGTGGCATGTACCATCAGTTCTTTACTGAGCTTTGGAAGAAAAACCCTCATGCTAGAATTGTTAGTCTGTCAGCAACTCCTTGGAAGTTGGAATCTGGAACCATTGAAGGTACTTGGATCTGTACTGAAATAGTCTATAGCATTCCAATGAGCGAACTCTTTAATGATGGATTTCTATGCCCAATCATAACTCCAAAAACAAGCCTGACTCTCGATTTTAGTAAGATAAAAAAAGCAAAATCCGGTGAATTTGATGAAGAAGAAATGGCTAGACTCATGGATGACGATAATGTCACCAATGCAGCGCTGGATGATGCTATGCGATATGCAAGCAACAGAAAGTCAGGATTGATCTTCGCGTGCAACGTTGCCCATGCTGAGCACATTAAGAAAGCATTAGAAGATCGAGGTGAATTTGCTGAGGTTATCATTGGTGAGACTATCACTGAAGACCGCAAGCGAATCGTTGATGATTTCAAGAACTTCAAACTGAGATGGATTATATCTGTCGGCACACTAACAACAGGATTTAATGCAAAGAATGCAGACTTGCTAATCGTGTTGAGAGCAACGCAGTCTAGCAGCCTGTGGCTTCAGATACTTGGTAGAGTGCTCAGAACACATGAGTCAAAGATAAACGCATTGATTCTTGATTTTGGTTCAAACGTTGAGAGATTTGGTCGAATAGATATGATTGGACCTCCACCAACTAAAGAAGCTAAGAAGCAAGCAAAGAAAACTCCGTTCAAGCAATGCCAAGGCATCTTATCAAATGGTTGGCAGTGCAATAACATCGTTCCATATCTTGATAAGAGCTGCCCTAAATGCGGATATGAATTTGGAGGAGATACAACACCGAATCATGGCACTGAGGCGAGCAAAGGCGACCTAACAACCATTAACCAGATTGTTAAGGCATTTGATGTTAATAATGTGTCTTGGGCTAAGCACGTAGACGCAAAGGGAAATGACTCGCTAAAGGTAAGCTATCGGTATGGAATTGGCATCAATTCAATTGAAGATTATTTGTATTTTAGTGGGGAGCCTTGGCAGCGTATTGAGGCGTGTAGATGGTGGGAAGACAGGGTTTCTGGTGACATAGCACACCAATGCCCAAAGCATATAGAAACGGCTGTCGCAGAGTTAAATCACTACGGCTTAAAGCCATTCTCAAAGATACATGTTGATGTCACTAATGCAAAAGTGACACCATCAGGTAACTACATTGGTCACAAGATAATTGGTTACGAGTGACTTTCTTCAACCTTCTTCATAGACATAATTTCTCCGTTCAAGCGTGATGCGTCTATTTCGATTCGCTCAATGTCTTGCTCGGAGAAGTTAAAGTGCTTATCGCAGGATTCAATCATCAAACACCCATAGAGCGCGTTTGAATAGTCGAACAACGGTATTGCATAGAGCGACTTAACTTTTGCGTATATCAGGTTTTGGTACAGGCCGTAGTCAGTATCTTTTATGTCTGACACATCAGGGAGGGAATAGACTTCATTCTTTACTAGCTGTCTAAGTATTCTTGAGTAGAATGACGCTGGAACACCGTTAATTGCAGAGCTGACTGAGTGTACGTTTGGCTTTAACTGCTCATTCCTAATATGAACTTTCATGCTAGGTATATTTGCAACATTTACTTCACCGTTTCTTAGTTCAAAGACTATAGCTCGATCAGCGTTGTATTTTTGACGAATCCGATCAAGAT